GAGCACCTGGGCACCTTGCCAGGCTACCGCCTTGACTGTCCTATAGGCGTGTGTATAGGTCCAGGCGCGCTTACCGTATCGACTCGAGTGGTAGACCATAGCCGATCCGACTAGGCTCGCCGCTGTCGTCGTGGCACAGTCGCCGACTACATGCACACGTAGATCGGCCTTGCCATCTAGATCGGTTCTAATACCTTTAGCTTCAAGTTTAGCCAGTGTCGATCGGTTCGTTGTTTCGTTAGAGTTAAGGCGTTTGGTTGTGAATGGCTGCATACCTAACCATTCCGCATAGCATCCTGAGTTTAGAAACTGGCATGTATTCGGACAACTATGTTGGCTAACATGAGTGGTACTTAGCGGTATGTTATCGCGTGTTAACTTGCCTACTTTCGACCGGTTCACGACTGCAACCGGGCTGCGGTAGTGTTCGGATCTAGTCCATACCTTTACTTTATTGGTTGCCATAATTGAGCGCCCCCCCGGCGCCGTGTTACGTGTTCATTCTACCATAGCCAGCACAAGAAAAGGCCCGGGCCTAATCGACCCGAGCCAGTTTAATCAGCTGACTTTATTAATCAGACCGTCAACCATGGTGACATTCGCGAAGTACTCACGCGTACCTATTCCGCCTATCTCGGGACTAAATGGTCGATTGCTACCGGTCAATCGCCCGTTGTCTTTATACTCTGGGCCGAACATAGACGTTTCACGGTACCGTAGCGCTTGACCAACTGCTGCTTTTAAAGCTTTCTTCGTTTCATACCTGAATACCATCATAGTTATTCCTCCCAGCTAAGTCTCGCACCATGCGAGTACTCACAACCTGGGCCCAGGCTTACCACCTGAGCCCAGCCAGTCAGTACTAGCCCAGCCATTGCCCAGTGATATACCCCATCGTAAAGATCGCGAACAGCTGCAATAGATACATGCTTATCAGTTGACCAAACGATAGCGAGCCCGCAAACGTCCATTCTCGCGTCATGGTTGCACCTGATTACCATCGCTATCAAAGTATTCATGCTGGCAGTTATCGCAAACGTTAGGGTCGTGCCCTACTGGCAACCACCTAACGATACGGTCCCGCACGCTGATAGTCTCGCCAGGATTCAGCACGGGCTCTAAGATGTAGTCAATCGTGCCATACGACGGTTTAATACCCAGACATTTACACTCTACGAGTACGCTGTGGTTATTGATATCCGCCCGCACCATGCAGTGCTGTCCAGTTTTGTCCGTCTTGATTATGTTTGCCATAGTTACCCTCTCTTTATGATTCCGTTATCGTCTATCGTGAGCCCTTCTTTGCAGTGTTCGCACTGATACCGTGCCGGCGCCGTGTCCGTACACTCTTCGCAATGCATCGTCGCTCGGATCATCGCGTGCGGATGAGTCTCTAGACTTGACGCCTCATAGCTATCGGTGTCTAGGTCGTCAATATCCCAGCCGACTAGCTTGCATTCATTCTTGATTGCCATATCAAACCTCCTAGACGCAGTATGACAGCTATCGCTATCCTTGTCAAGGGTAGTTGTAGATGCTAAGGATAAGAGGGTAGGGAAGTGTTCGACGCCTGCATCCCTACGCTCTCGAGACTCAGTCGACGACGACGGGCTGACGGTCCCTCAGTCGCGCTGTCCTGGTGCCCTGGTGCCCTGGGTCGCGTCGTGTCGGTCGTTCGAATAGCGGTAGGGTAGGGAAGTATCACAGCTGCGGCGCCGTGCCCTGCTGCGTCAACGACAGCCGTCAAGCGGCGCCCTACCCTACCCCGGGGGGAGGGGTGTTTCGGGGGGAACTGCGTTGGTAATGGATGTTCCCGCTTACATTTCGGAGGGGTGTGAAAGATAGTCGGAGTGACCCTGTGTGGTAGACTGCGGGGCATGGGGAACAGGCGAGCGACGATGGCGATGGGGGTACGGGGGCGTGTGGTGGGGCGTTCTGTGGTATCTGAGTCTGAGAGTATGCCGATTGAGGTGACGCGGGACGAGGATCGGTTTGCGCGGTTACTGCGAGAGATGCGGAAGCGGTCGAATTTGACGACGAAGGAGTTAGCGGCGCGGTTATCGGTGACGCCGGGGTCGATTGCGCAGTATTTCTATCGAAAGCGTGGGGTGGGGGGGACGAGTACGGTGCGATGGTTTCTGCGATTTGCGTCGGCGTGTGGGTGTCGGGTGTATGTGACGTATCCGAGTCGTGCGGTGGTGGCGGGGTTACGGGAGCGTCCGATGGAGGGCGCGGTCTTGCGTGAGGTGTCTGGTGAGTGAGTTAGAGCGTGCGGAGGCGGAGCAATTTGCGTTGATGTTGCTGGCCGGGGCTCCGGCGACCCATGCGGTGCGGTATTTTCTGGAGGAGGAGGCCACGGAGGACCAGGTGGTGGTGGCGGCGGAAACCTGGCCGTCCCAGCCGGTGGTGCTTGAGGCCCTGCGGAAGTATAGCGGGGGAGAATCCTGGCATGAGATGACGACGCAGCAGCGATTGACGCTGGCGTTGGAGAAGCATTACAACGAGATGGCGTATTTTCTCTGGACGACGAGTTATGTGGAGTGTGACACGCAGGATCGGGCGAAGGCGGATACGTGTCGGTCGGCGTTAGAGGTAAAAATGTCCGGGTTGGCTGGGCAGGAGTCTCCGCTGGCGCGGTTTTATACGGATATGCTGTCGCGGTTCGACCCGCAGGGAAAAGCGAGTTAGTGGCGAACGACGACTGTCAGTGTGCGGCGTGTCGAGCGGCGGAAGTGATTATACGCGGTGTTCGATGAGGAGGGGTATCGTAAGTTAGCGTTGCATGTCCTGTCGAGAGCGGTGAAGGACTATGAACGACTCTCGAAGCAAAAGCCCCGTCACGAGGGGCGTCGTTCCACAGAGGTGTATGATTCCAGAACCTATAGTACGGCGGAGTCGTTTTTAATGGATCACGAGAATCACCGATTGGAACTCTGGTGTTCCTGGTTACAAGTGGACCCGAACCGTGCGCGAAGAATGTATGCGACAACCTTCACTGTGGGTCGACGATCCGATCCGCCTAAAGGAAAACCGGACAAGTGATGGACGACTGGCATGTGCGTATGGACGACCGTGGTGGCCCCCGCATGATTGTGACGAGAATGGGTGTTGCGATAAAGAAGGGAATGAGATCCCACTAAATGCCAGTGACAAAAATCCCGGTGCCGTTACGAGATCGGCTGATGTCTGAATTTCGGCGGTTTCTCTGTGCCCATATTGACTTTGTCCCGTTTGAGCATCAGGCGGATTGGTGGGTGACGACGGATGGCTATGATCTGACGACCATTGTCGTGGAGGAGGATTCTGAGGAGCCGTCGATTCAGGTGCGTCGTCCTGATGGCGTCACGGAATATCGGTTATTGGTGCGTCGGGAACTGGGTCGTGCCAAGGTCGTGGCAGAGCTTGGAGCCTATAAATCGGGCAAATCGGCGGGGGCAGGGATTTGGGCCGCAGCGTTTGCGGCGGTTCCTGAGTCACTGGTCTACCTGGTGGGTAATGAATATGACATGACCGCCCCTGAATTTGACTATTTACTCGAAGCCCTGTGTTCTGAGCGTGGATTGAATCAGAAGTATAAAACCCTGCAAAATCGCCCGAAAGACGGACGCCTGTGGTTAGAACTCGATAATGGCGCCCGGTTCGAGGCGCGGTCGTGGGAACGGTCTGAATCGCTCAAGGGCAAAGAGGTCGATGCCTATATTTACTGTGAAGCGTATCAGTTGCCCGGGATTGAGTGTTTTACGTCAGTCTCTCAGAATTTGAGAGCCCGTCAGGGGTATGCGGTGTTTCCGACGACACCTGACCGTCCGTGGGTGGGGATTTTCCATGAACACGGCCACGGCAACCCGGAATTTCCTGACTGGGTGTGTAAGTGTGGCATTCCCGCCATGGTGAATCCGTATAGTTTTGACCAGAAAGCCATGGACCGGGATAAAAATCTTTTAACTCGGGAGAAGTTCTCGATTGCCTATCTCGGAAAGTTGGGAGATTTCGTCGGGAGGGTCTATAACTACCAGCGTGGCGATCGGACCATGTCAGTGCAGGACCACCCGGAGCTATGGCATAATGAAGACGGGGGCGCGATACGAGAAAACTTTAGTGTGCCCCACGATTGGCGGATTGAAATCGGGGCCGATACGGGGACGTATTGCGCAGCAGTGATTGTGGGAGTGGCTCCGAATGGCATTGCCTATGTGCTGGATGAAGTCGTCAATTACAGTTATCTCGCCAATACCCCTGAACTCGACCCGACCTCGTCCATTGCTACCTGGGCGGATCAGTTAATACGGACAGCGGCGTTATGGAAAGCGCGTCCGATGGCGTGGGTGGATAGCAATAGTCAGTTCAAGCAGGAATTATTACACCACGGGGTGCATTTACTCGCCAATAAACGAGGGCGTGAAGTGAGAACCGAAGCGGCTCGTCAGTATTTTCAGCATGAGCAGATTCGTCTGGCGCCGTGGTTGCGAGTCTTACCCTATGAACTCGAAAATGCTCGCTGGCCGGACCATGCATCGGCCTCGGGGAAATACGAACGACTCAAGGAACACGATCATGCCGTAGACTGTATTGAGCATGTGTTATCACGACACCCGCGTGCCCCGGTCAAAGAAGAGAAACCGATTGTGATGCCGTCAATTGGCAGTGTACAGTGGTATGGGTCAGCATTACGGAAGAAAAGCACGAAACGATCAACGGATAGTCATCTGGGGGAGCAATAATGAGTGGTCGCACATCGAGACTGGATCGTCGTGTGGAGTTACTGGAGAAAAAGCTCGACTTTGCGATGAATACATTATCAGTGACACGAAAAGATGCAGTTGGCACAATAGTCTCTCAATCGTTTGAGACACTTTTTCAAATGGCGGTGAAGCGTGAAAAAGATTTGGAAACTGTGGACGAATCTACTGGAGTGGATAGAACCGACACCGGAGGCGCAAGTATTGAACAGCCTCAATCGGCTCCAGGCCCGGATGGATTCCCTGGAGAAAATCGTGCTGGCGCAGTCGCTTCAGAGGAATCAGCCAGTGGAGACATTGGCCGCCCAGCCGGTGCTGGATGATCGCCCACTTGATGAAATCCCCGATGCGCATTTAGGAGCCTTCTAATGGCAAATGGACAACAGGTTGATCCAATACAATTACTTGAGCAACTATTAGTTCAATTTCTTGATTCACCACCTAATGTTCAGGCTCCTCCAAGTCAGGTGCAAGATCCGATGGGCCGTTATCATGGGGAACTACGTCGTCCTCAACGTGGACGCGGTGGTCCGAGAAATACAGAAAACATACCGTCCCTCCCCTGGACCGCTGAGCCACCTCGACTCACCCGTGGGATGATTGACCACTCGAAGCAGGGGTTGTCTGATATTCCGATTTCTCCTGAACGACAGCAAAAAAGGCGTAGACCTGTTGGATATGCGAATCCTCGCGATAGATAGCAATAAGAGGTTGAGATGCCAGTTGTCAGTTATGTCGACCCAGAGACTGGGCAAACAAAAGAAAAGAAGTTTTCGTATGACCCTGAAGGGCAACAGGCGGCGCAGACGTTTGCGACAGAGGTGCAGGGGCGCATTGTTGATGTGTCACGCAGAGATCCGAAGTCAGCGTCGTATTAATTTCGCATAGAAGACACTCACATGGCTATTGACGAGCAAGACCTTGTTGATTACACCGCTGATTACGACCGACTCCGCGCCCAGAAAGCTCGGAATGTCGGCTCTGTCGAGTTGCGGATTCTAACAAATCTCGCGTTTATCTCTGGGGAGCAGTGGATTGGCACACAGAACCGTGTGTTGTTTACGCGAAAGCGTGACCCGAATAAATTACATCTGGTCTTTAATTTATCCGGTCAGATTCTGTCGAAGATGATGGGGCGCCTGAGTAGTATTGCGCCGGTATTTAAAGCACGTTCTGATAAGCAGGATCCGAAGTCGGTAGCCCAGTCCCAGGTCGTTAATAAGCTCATCAGGGCTCTGGATGAAAAACTTGACCAGCCGTCACGCAGCTGGGAGATTCTCTACTGGATGTCGATTGGCGGGGTGGCGTTTGAATATGTCCCCTGGGTACCTGATGCCACGATGGAACCATTACCGCAATTTGATGAGGAGACTAATGAGCTTCTCTGGTCTGATGTGACGACCGGAGAGCAGGTTCCTGAGTCTATTCGTCAAATGGCGCTAACGCAGGGTGCGCCGAAGGAACGATTCGAAGTTGTCGAAGAAATGGTCAGTGCTGGTGATGTCGGGAGTGAAGTCCTCAGTCCACTCCAGGTCTTTATTGATTCGTCTGTTCGATCTGTGCAGGATTTAGCTCCTGACCAGGCAGTCTATATTGCCAAGATACGCACCTTGGGGTGGATTGAGGCGAATTACAAACTCAGTGATGACACGCTAGAGGAAATCAAAGGCAATCCTAATGTCAGAATTCTCAGCACCGATATTAAACAGTTTGGCGATCCGACAGGGTCGGTCAATTTACAAGATTTAATCCCTCGCGTTCAGGGAAGCCAGGACCAAAATGATCCTGAATTATCGGTGGTCGTGGAACGCTATCAACCTATTTCGTCAGTGAACCCCAGAGGAAAATACACGGCATTCATTCCCAATGGAGAAGTCCTACATGACGGAGACAATCCCTATGGTGAGATTCCACTGGTGGATTATCACTGGGGCCCTACAACTACCAGTTTCTGGAGCAATGATTATGTGAGTGACATGGTTGCTCCACAGCGGTTCCTCAATAAGCGACTCTCTCAGCTTGGGGAACAAGCGAATGCGTCAATTTATGCCGATGACCTGCTTGGTCCGACCTTGAAACGGGAAGATGTGCCCGCAGATTATCCGGCGCCCATTGAAAACGGCCTCAATGAGGCTGGTGTCAAAATGGTACAGCGCCGCGACCCCCCACAACTCCCAGGGTGGTTCATGCAGTCGATTGATTTGACGATTAAGTTGCTACGAGAGATTTCTGGTGGAGCGGATCTGTTCTCAGAGTCAAAATTCCCAGGTCAGTTACGTGGTCCCATGGCGGTGCCGATGCTTCAGGAGATTATCGATACCCAATGGGGTAATCTCTACCAGCATCTTGGGCAACGCATGGCAAAAGTGAAGGAAATGCGCGTTAATCGCGTCAAACAGTTTTATCCTGCCTTTCGAACCATGCATTACACCGACCGTAACATGCGCGATGAGGTCTTTATCTTCCATACGTCGGATATTCTCCGATCTGGTGCTGATTATCACATTACCGTCGAGCGAGGGAGTCTGATTCCAGAACTCAGAGCCCTGAGAGAGGCGCGAATCCGCGAACATCTGCAATCACCGCTAAGTGTGCTGTATATGGACGAGCGCACAGGGCGAATCGACAAAGAGAAAATCGCGGCTGACCTGGACATGGGTGATTCTGGACGAGAGGATAAGGAAACCCGCTGGCGTAAGCTCGGGATGTCCTTAGTGGAGCGATTATGGGATGGGCAGATTATTCCAGAGCATTTACCGATGCCCTTCTGGAATTTGCGCGTCATTATGGACGAATTAGAGTCTGAAATGGCCACGACGGAGTTTTTATCCGCGTCCCCGGAGATTCAGCAGGGATTTGTCGGGTTTTGGAATAGATGTCGTAAGTTCCTCATGGAAGCGTCAGAGCGACGGCAACAAGGCGCCGATAACCAGCAAATTCAGGGGGCGGTGGCTCAAGCAGCCCAACAAGCAGCAGCCAAAGCGGCAGCAGAGGCGATTGACATGGCAATGGATCAAATGAAAGCCAGTCAGCAAGTAGCACCACAGGCACCAGCGCAATTGGCTCAGGCCCTCGCTCAACAGCAGGGACAGGATAAAACTATTTTACGAGATCTCTAAAATAATGGATGTAAAACGGCGATCTCTTTCTCACGCCATGAGTAAAGAACATGGGGCCTATAAAAGAAATCCCGGGAAATTCCCAGGGGGTATCGCACAAGCCAACGCGATTGCGTATTCAAAAGCTGGAGAATCCAAGCCAGATGTGGTGCGTCGAACGAAAAAAGGGAAATGACCGGATAAATCTTGACACCGGTCGGTGTCTTGACAGTAAAGAGAAGTGATTCTTATACTAAAGAAAAGTGCTGCATTGTGAACACGGATATGGAATACGTTTATTGCACTCATCGGCAGATGAGCAAGCAACAAAACACTCTTCATCCACTCAGAGGAGCAGTCAATGGCAGAAGACGTAGCACCGGTTGCAGACAATACTGCACCGGTCGATACACAACCTAGTGAAAGTACACCTGACGGAGGTTCATGGCCTGCTGATGCTCAAGCAGAATACACCAAGAAAACGCAAGCGTTAGCTGACGAACGAAAAACCTGGGAAGGCCAGAGAAGCCAGTGGGAACAACAGAAAACACAGGCCACTCAGCAGTTGCAGCAATATGCTCAACAGTTGCAGCAACAGACAGCCCAGCGCCAGCAGCAGGGGAATAATACCCAGCAACGACAGGATTTAATGCAGCAATTGCAAGGCATGTCCTATCTTGATGGGCCGACTGCGGCATCTCTCGTGAAACGTATTATGGATGAGGGGATTAATCCTCTGAATAATGCGATTCAACAGAGAGATCAGGCTCTAGCGCATATGTATAAGGAATACAAAACGCTTAAAGAGAACGTCGGCAATCAGTCGAATAAGGCTGCGCAAGCGGAACTTGATGGACGATTCTCATCAATTCGAGATGAACACAAACTACCCGATGCAGAGTGGTCAAACGAGTGGCTTCGGGATGTATATTACTCTCACGAGGGCGGTGACCTGAATGAGCAATATCCAGAAATGGTTCGTTCTCGTCTTGATTCAATGAGAAAAGGGCTTCGTGATTTAGATCGGCAAGTGGCTGATGATGCCAGGAAATCACCGTTTCCCACAAAAGGAGGCGAAATGTCTCCAACCAGTGGAAAAACGGAAGGCTATAAGACGCCACAGGCACGGGCTGATGAATTGTGGGCCATGATGAATCCGGGGCAGACCGAATAGCCCAGATGTCTTTCACCTTTGTGAAGGAGAGATAGATGGCAAGTACAACTGATGTCATCGAGGCCCTGAAATACACCTATGGTGTTGATCAGGTTCAGTATCTCGTTAACCAGGAGGTTGTCTGCTGGAATATGTTCCAGAAGATGAAGAAGCCTCTTGGTGGACGAGGGCAGTTTCTGATCCCGATTATGACCAAGAATCCAGGTGCATGGACGGGTCTTGCTGAAGGTGGTTCGCTACCTTCTAACGTAAACCCAGATACAACGGAAGCGTCATTCGCCCTTACAGAATTTGCTGGGCTCTACAATATGTCGTGGAAGTTGATTCAGGATGCACGTAATTCGAAGTTTGCATTCCAGACTGCCTTGAGCATGATGGAAGCAGGTTTTCGTCGTCGTGTCTTGAAAATGATCAATGCCGACTTGATTTCTGATGGTCTTGGCAAACTGGCCGTGATGCCGGCTGCTGATAACCAGACGACAATTACTGTCGGTGAATTGCCGAGTCTTGATCTTGGTATGGTTGTCGATTTGATGGATGCATCAGACAACAATGCTAAATTGGCAGATTCTGCAACAGTCACGGCGATCGATACCCCGAATCGTACCGTAACGATTAGTGGTTCTGCTCCTAGTGGCACAGCAGCGGGTGACTATTTCGTCATTCAGGATACTGTGTCGTCTAGTACGTCTTACCATACCAATGGATTGTTGGGCATTATTGATGATGCGAACCCAGCAGCGTCTAAAGGGAATTTTGGTGGGATTAACCGCAGTACCGCAGGGAACGAATTCTGGGAATCTGTGGTTCTAGCTAATGGTGGCACAAACCGTGCATTGACTGAAGACCTCATTATGCAACTTGAGGATTCCGTCCGTGAAAAGGGTGGTGCCAAACTCAATACCTACATTTCCAACCTCGCGGTTATTCGCCGGTACCATGAACTGCTTCGTGAAGATGCATTCTTTGCGATGAGTTCACCAAAGGCGCTTGACGGTGGGTCAGGTGTGGGGCGTGATGGTGGGTCGCAACAGAAGGGTGAAGATGGTGGCGATGGCCGCACTATTTACCGTTTCAGTGGCAATCCATGGCACGCAGAGCCGTATTTCGCGGCAAATACGATTATCGGACTTGATAATAAGCATTTCTTCATCGGTCACGGTGAAAATGCGGTACCAAGACCGGTATCGGAAATCTTTGATGGCACACCATTCCTTCGTCAGACTTCCAGCGCAACCTTTGAGGTGGCATGGTACTGGCAGGGCGAGTTGCTGAGTGATAACCCGGCAGCTGGTGCGAAGATCGAAGACGTAGCAGAATCGTAAACTGAGTAGGTGGGGGGAGTGGGGTTTTTCTGGAGAGTCAACCCTACTCCCCTGTCACTTCGCCAGAAAGAAGGTAGTCATGGGAATTAAAGCAATTGCTCGACTTGCGCCGGTTCATGTTGTCTATACCATTTCAGCAGGAGAAGCTGCTGATATTGGGATTTTTGTCGCTGACCAGGATTATGAAATCATGGATGTGCGTGAGGTTCACAGCATAGCTGGAGCCAGTAGCACGACGTTGGATGTTGGGGTGGCTGCATCGGGGACTGCCCCGGCGAGCCTCACGACTTCATTAAGTGCAGTATTGGCGTTGGACAGCACAGCAAATACGCCAGTGCAATCCACTCTAACAGCAACCCTTGCAAATCGCCTCCTCGATTTAGGAGAGCAACTATCATTAAATTATACCGGAACGGTTACAGCATATGAAGGCGCTGTGCATGTCGTGTTGAAGCCGGTCCGTACGAACACTACATATTAATGTAGGGAAGGTTTGGTATGGATACGTTTAGACCACCTCGGTATTCATTAGAAGAAAACCGTTTCTTTTTACAACACCTTGGCGATCCGCCCGTGTCAGTGTTGCAAAGTAAGTTGCCAGATGGTGTCTCAGCGGCAGCGGTTACCGATGTGCTTGGTCGAGTGTATGAACTCGAAGAAATCAAGAAGCATCGTGGCACTGAGTGGGTTGGAACACAAGCGGTATCTACGGCTATTAATACCTACCTGCATGAAGAACACAAGTGGCGTGATATGTCCAAGAGAGGCGCACCTCGTTTTCCAACGATGCACGCATGGGATGGGAAGGGACGACCTCATCGCGGTGGGATTGGGTCTGATTCTGGTGAAATAAACACCTATATTGATTCAGAGGGCAATCGGAAGAAGTTTGCGTTGGATCTAATCGATCTTGGAATAGAAGAATTTGTGGCTCCGTGGACAAAAGAACAGGAACCTATTCCAGATAGCGTTGTTGAGGATTGGGAGAAAGGACGCTTGGAGTGTCCTGTTGATGGATGGACAACGAGCTTTAAGATTGAATCAAAGCAATCCTATAATCTTGCCCGGGCCCGAATTGCTAAACATTGTCGATCGAGCAAGGATGAGCGCGTTCGTGAGTTTGCGCTGAAAGTTTTTAGTTAGTAATGATGAAAGGATATGACAAAGGGCCAGAGTTTGGTGTTCCTCTTGTTAAGGGAAAAGCTATTCCTGTAGAGGATTCTCCGTCTTTTTGGCATCCCCAGCGTTTTGGCGTGAAGTATGCACCGGAAACATTTCGTAAACGACTACAGCTTATTCATCCTGATCTTGATGCCACTTGGCATCCACTGAGAGAGCGATGGCTTGTCTGGTATCGCCGTCCACGGATTTCTCATCATGTGTCTCCTGGGTGGTTGTTACTATTTATTGCGGAAACATCGACGCATGAGTATGTTTCATTAGATGAGCGTGTCCTTGCGGCTGTCTATGAGCAAAGTGGTTTCAAGTGGGGCTCTGGGAAAAAGTATTGGGCGAGAGTTGAGGAAGAAGCCAAGCGAGAGAAAGAAATCGCTGATAACTCGCGCAACCAGCATGTCCATGATGTTGGTGGTGATTATTACGACCATACAAAGATCCAGGTCAGTATGTGTGGTCACTCTTCAGGAAGTAAATTTGTTGAGCATCACGCAGGAGATTAAGCCATGGCAACAGGCCAAACGATGCTCGACCTTATGGAGGCCCTGGATTATGGGCTTCAGCTGCAATCCGGTGAGTCTGGTGTTACTCGCGGTTTAAAAGCGTTAAACGCGGCCCAGGACCATCTGGAGTCAATGCTGGCGCTTGATCCGAATGTCGTGGGGTCTACGGTCGGAACCATCACGACAAGTGCGAGTACCGAAACGACGACGGCGCCAACAGGATTATTACGCCTCGATCGATTGCAATATATTGATCCTTCGACCAGTCGTCCTGCCTGGGATTTAGACCGTGTGGGCCCTGTTGGTGATTACAATCAGTCATCTTTTGCCCCCTATCTCAATAGCAGTTCTATTACGGGCAAACCCTTACGGTATTGGACGAATGGCACGACGTTCTACTGGGATCCGGTGCCAGATGGTACTCATACGATTCGGTATTACGGATTAAAGGCGGCAACGGATATTACCGCAGGGGGCACGTTTGCCTATCCAGATATTGCGATGATGCCACTGTCGCAGTTTGCGGCCAAGATGCTTCGCATAGGAAAAGATGACGATGTCAGTTCTCTCTCGGAAATCGGGATGCAGTTATTTAATCCGGTGTTGCAGGCTATGGGTCGCTTTAACAGGGACCGAGCCCCCGGGTACGATTATCGGTATATACATACAGAATAGGAGTCCCGAATGGGGTTTATCCAGTCAGATTTTCAGGATACCAGAGATACACAACTCATTAAACGCGCCAAGATTGACGCGGCGAGTAGCGGGGACAATACCCTTGTTGCTGCCGTGACAGGAAAGAAGATTCGCGTGCTGGCGTTATTTGCCACGATGACCGGCACAGCTGTCACCATTCGATTTGAGGATGGGGCTGGCGGGACCGCCCTCACCGGACAGATGGGACCGACTGCGGGACAGACGATTGTCCTGCCGTTTAATCCGGTCGGCTGGTTTGAAACCTCTGATGCTACGCTACTGAATATGGAACTCGGTGGGGCGCAATCGGTTGACGGGGCATTGGTATATATTGAAGCGTAGTTAACCGCGAGGTGGAATCATGCCACATAGACCAGGACATACAGGGCAAACCGCTCCAGGGACAGGACAGTTTCATCCGATAGGAAGAGAGGGCTCGGGCCCAGGAATCCTTGAGAAAATCATGGCGATGTTGTCTGGTGGATTGGGCCGACTCGACCGATCAAGAATCAACCCAGAAACTGACACTGCTGAAGATGCCTATCGGGTTTTTGCGCCACCTGTCGATGAGCCATCACTGGAGCATGAAGTCCGTAGACCAGTCTTACAAGCTGGTCCTCAACAACGGAGCCAACTGCAACCAGAGATGAATTGGGAGGATACACCGACGAGAGAAGGAAACGAGAGATTTTTGTCTGGAACTGGTGTTCAGCTAGAAGACATTATGAAAATACTAGAGAACCCAAGATCTTTAGCATTCGAGACTGAAGGACCGATTCCTCATGCGTTTGAGGCAGCAAGGCAGTTGGAGTCGCAAAGAAACGAACCTGAGCGTCTACTTCGTCAACTTTTAGATAAATACGCAAAATCAGTACAACAGGGTGAACCATTTTCCTATGAGGGAATTACACCAAGTCAGATTCAAGAGAATATAGAGCGTGAAAAGGAACACGGCCAGTGGCGGGGTCGAGGCCAAGGCATTAATCTAATCCGCGAGGGTGGTCCCGCGTTGGAAGCGCGAGATCGGTCCAGGGTCGGACGACCGCAATTTACGCCATCCAGAACCGGTATAACGCAAGCAGACATCATGCGGGGCGGTCCCTCCATTCGATTTCCACCTGCAGGAACCATTCACGGCCAGTCCACCGCCCGATCTAGGCGGTAGTCGTCGATACCACACAATAGATAACTGGAACAAGTAAATGGCAGACATTCAAGTAGCAAACTCAGATGCGGATCTTTCCGACAATACCCTTGTCACGGAAGAGAACGCCTACACGATTACAGGACTTCATACCTTTAGTCGCAGCACCAATGCGCCGTTTGCGGTGGTCTCTGGTGCAGCGGTGGTGGCAAATCTGGATGCCGATAAGTTAGATGGGATTCAAGCCACAGGATTTGTGAAAGCTGATGGCACAGTAGCCCTCTCTGCGAATTGGGATTCGGGTGGGTATGAGATTCGGGCCAATACCTTTGAGAGTGATGTAGCGACGGGTACGATTCCGTTGGTCATTGCCTCCACAACCAAATGCACCAACCTCAACGCTGACAAACTTGATGATCAGGAAGGCACGTATTACCTTGCCGCAGGGAATGCCACAGGGACACTGGCTGTTGGAAAAGGCGGGACTGGAGCTACAACCCTCACAGATGGGGGCGTGTTGCTTGGCAGTGGCACCAGTGCCATTACTGCAACAGCCGTGTTGGGAGATGGCGTAATCCTGATTGGGGATGCGTCAGGTGATCCCACGACGTTGGATGTCGGTAGTTCAACGGCGATTACCACTCTTGGTACTGTGACGGCTGGGACATGGCAATCTACAGATATTGGTGTGGCCTATGGTGGCACAGGTGTCAGTACGCTGACCGATGGCGGCGTGTTGATTGGCAACGGAACGGGTGACATCCAAGCAATGGCTGTGTTAGCTGACAGCGAGATGATTGTTGGTGACGGGACAACAGATCCTGTCGCTGAAACCGGAGCGACTCTACGAACCAGCATTGGCTGTGATGCTGCTGGCAACATAACATCAGGCACCGTAGCCACCGCCCGACTGGGGTCAGGGACGGCATCCAGCGGAACATTCCTGCGCGGGGATAGCTCATGGGTGGCTGTGTCTGCCACCAGTGCAGCAGGGTCAGACACGCAAGTCCAATACAACGATGGAGGCACGGCGTTCGGGGGTGATGCAGGGCTGGTTTATAACGACAGCACGGATGTCCTGACTTCTGGCAAGCTCGCCACAACAGACACCAGCGCAACAAGTATTGATGTGGCTGGCGGGATTACCGCTGGCACTTCCAATATTGCCATTGTGAATGCGGCTGGAAAAATACCAGCGCTCAGTAGCACCTATCTTGCCGACTTAAGTGGTGCCAACCTCACGGGTATTAGTGCTGGGCCTATCGTTGGCTACACCGCAACGACGGCAAACGTTAGCAATTCAACCACAAAAACGGCGGTTGTCACGGTCGGGCAGATCGGCGCGAACGATTGGGACAATGGGGATATTTTAAGCATCGCGATGGCTGCAATTATGTTTAACAACACGGGGGCAGGGCGAACAGTCACTTGGGAAGTTGATGTTGAAGGGAACGTCAATACTGTCACAAAAAATTGGGAAGCGGGGAGCAACATTCGGTACATGTGGTGGTACGTGACGCTGATTCGCGCTGATGATGAGGTGTGGTGGGGTTTTAGCAATGACCAATACACCCGCAGTGGCATGAACCCCGGCGATGGATCAATCACAAGGATCACCAGCATGGATTTTACGGCGGCAATTGACGTGAAAGTCAACCTCACATTCCCGACTGCATCGACCGATTTATATTGGACGGCAAAGAGCGCGAACGCCTATCTGACAAAAAGGACAACCTAATGCCGCACATTGATGGTTATCACGACGTAACAGAGTTTGCATCCGACCGATCAGACAGACTTGTGAGTGCGATTGTTACGGCGTTGGCGGCACAGTTACCCATCTCTGAAGAAGACCTGACGACTGCGGTCGAAGCGGCGTTGGAAGCCCAACTCAATGAAGAAGCCTGACTACGAATGGTGGATTCAGCATTCGCATACGGATAGCGCGTTTCTCCTGCTGACTGATTCATCTGAACTCTTTGAACAATCAATTTTGTCGCGGTTGAAACAAGTCAATCGCAATCCAGATCAGGGTGTGATCAACCAAGCGACGTATCGAGCGATTCACGAACAGGATCGGTTCGGGTCGATGTCGTCAATCCTCGATGCTATTCAACCAGAGCCAGAGGTTGCTCCCTCTCGCCCTTTTGTGGGGAGCTTACGGACTGACAAACGCGCCTTGCGTGATGGTCAGGGGGCATTCCCAGCCGTAGGAGTCAGTGCGTTCTGGTCCCCGTGGGCCGTCAAATACAATCCCGGTCAACTGGAACACCTTGCAGAATGGGCGAGTGGATGCGGAATGACGTATGTGCGATGGTTTGGCGCATATGACTGGCCGGGAGGGATCAATCCTTATAACGGACACAGTGTCGATCCGTCCTACTTCTCACTCATGCAGCAGACGATTGATGCTCTCGCAGCATTTGGTCTGCGCTCTCAGATTACGATGTTTACCAGGCGTAAGATGATCAAGGATGCCGAAACATTGGCGAGAGGATGGGCCGACCTCGTGAAAGATAATAGAGAGAAGGTCTGCCTCGTTGAATGTGTAAATGAATGGAACCATACAGACAACGATTGGTCTGATAACGAGGTTCGCTCTGCTGCGGCTGCGTTTCAGGAGCGTTGTGATGCCCCGTTCGCCTTATCTGCGCCCTCCGCTGAGACATGGGAGGACATGAAAGAGCGGTTGACACATCTGTATACCGGCTCCTCGGCCTCTGCGACGACGATTCACTTCCCTCGGAAGCAAACAACGAACGAAGGTGAGTGGCGATGGGTTCGTCAGCCATGGCATGGACGATGGCCGATTTCTGGGTGTGCTGAATTTGTGGTCGATAACGAGCATCAACGATGGGATAAAAACTCTGGTGGGAGAGAAGTGGCGGTTGCTGCGGCGGCTCCGCTCAATGCCTTTATTGCGGGTTGTGCGATGTCTACGCACCATGATCTCTACGGGGTTCACATCAGTAAGGGCGAGTACGGCTCAGATCCGTCTTCTCAGCGACTCCAGACGGTCTTGTCGAAGGTTCTCCCTCTGTTGCCTCCCGATGTTGCTAACTGGCAATCGACACGGGTTGGTGAGGGGGGCGGTCCTCATCCATTTCCCTCTCTGTTGAACCAGCAATGGAGTACAGAAGAGACAGCCCTTGGTGTCTCTCGGTCATTTGCAGCGGTGAAGGGTGATGATTTCGTGATGTGTTTGAATGGAGTACGTGGTTCTGTCACACTCCATGAGTCGCATCCGAAAAAAATTCGAATTATTTCTTTGGACGATGGCGTCACAATCTATGAAGGTCATGGGCAGACTATCTTGAGTGAGGTCGATGGTCAAGCATTCTATGTAGGGACGATGTAATGAGTAACGGATCTGGTACACAACGGCGTCCCATCCCCGGTTTTGGGTGGCTACCAGAGTCGATTCAGGATTTTGAGCAACCCCTTCCCGGTGCGGAATGGCTCAGGGATCAGGTCCGACCAGGAAGTGTCATGGACCCCTGGGCAGAAAAACAGGCAAGAGATTTTCTCCGTGCGTTAGTTCCGCAGAATGTCCATGATATGGCATTGGAAGGACTTGTTGGGATGATTGCTGGACCTGTTGTCGGAAAAGCGGGACGAGCGGTGGGGCGTAAATTGAATCCCCCATTCGATGCTTCGCGTCGAACATTTGGAAGGGATACAGGAGGAGGGGATTTATTAGAACAAGTCCAAACGCGGGACGCGATGCTCGGTGATTGGGCTGAAAAACCACTAGAGGAGGGTGCGAGGATTCCCCAAAACTGGGCAGGAGCAGCACGGCACGGAGGTCATCATCGTAATACCGGAGAGATTATGAGACAGAACCCCGAAGCGGCAAGAGTTGCTCATTCTATGGGAAGAGATCCCACGCTCCCTGTGTCCCGCATGAATCGTCGATCTGGACTTGTCGGTAAACACTTGGACTACCTTAAGGATCCATGGAACGAGGGGGAGGCGTGGGCAAAAGGCAATACGGCTACCCACAAATTCCAAACTCAGAAGGCTGAGCAACTTTCGAGAGCAATAGACAAGTCGTTGGATAGCCTGAGTACGAAGCCTCAACACGCTGGAATGCTAGAAGAGTATTTTAACGTCCTGAACAAGCGAATCGGTAAAGAGGTTCTTGAAGAAACAGGAGAAGAAGTCATAAAAGGTAGTGAGGGTCAGATTACTAAGGATTTCCTTGAGTCGCTTCTTCGTCGTTTTGGTATAAGGAATTAACAATGCCATATCCAATACAGACTCAGGTTTTCAGCGTCTTCATGGGAACACAGGAGGGGATTCATTCTGTGGCGC